GTCTCAAGCTCTTGCTGAACAGCGTAAGGCTATTGAAGCTGAACGCCAACATCTTGAGCAGGTTAAACAAGAGCGACAAGCATACGCCCAGAAACTACAGGCTTTGGATAGCTTCCTGAGTCAGCAGAATAAGGGTGAGGATTTGGAAGTTCTGAAAGAGACAGACCCGATCGGTTATGCCGTGAAGGTAGCTGAACAGAGCCAACGTGAGAAGCAATTGGCAGTAGTTCGAGCTGAACAGCAACGCATTGCACAACAGCAACAAGCCGAGCAACAGCAGAATCTGCAAAACCATCTTAAGTATGAGTCTGAAAAGCTCGCGTCTGTTATCCCAGAGCTGGCTACGCCAAAAGGTGATGCTATCCGGAAAGAAATCCGTGAATACGCAAAATCTGTTGGATGGTCAGATCAAGAACTCGCCTCAGTGTATGACCATCGCGCTGTGTTGACTTTGTATAAAGCAATGAAGTTTGAGCAACTTCAAAAGGGCAAACCTGAGACTTTGAAGAAAGTACAGCAAGCTCCAAAGATGCTCAAACCCGGAACTTCAACGCCTAATCCGAAGTCGGCCCAAGACAAACAAGTGATGCAGAAACTGCGACAAACTGGACGAGTCCAAGACGCAGCCAAAGCATTTGAACGATTCCTTTAATTTTTTGGAGCTTTAAAAATGGCAACCTATCAAACCTACACGGCCATCGGCCAACGTGAAGACCTGTCTGACGTTATCTATAACATCAGCCCCACCGACACCCCCCTGATGTCGTCCATCGGCAAAACCAAAGCTACTGCTACTTATCACGAGTGGCAGACTGACAGCCTGGCCGCTGCTGCTTTGGGTGGCGCTGTTGAAGGTGCTGACGCTTCTAGCATCACCGCATCGCCTACTACCCGTATCGGCAACCGCACTCAGATTTTCACTAAATCTGTGGCTGTGGCTGGCACTTTGGAAGCTATCGACAAAGCTGGTCGTAAGTCTGAAAAGGCTTACCAACTGGCTAAAGTGTCGAGCGAACTGAAGCGCAACATCGAACTGACCCTGTTGTCGAACCAACTGTCTGCTGCTGGCAACTCCAGCACCGCCCGTACTCTGGGTGGCCTGCAAGCCTGGATCGCCACCAACGGTGATTTCGGTACTTCTGGCGTAGCTGGTGCATCCGGTACTACTGCTCGTACTGACGGTACTGACCGCACTTTCACTGAAGACATCCTGAAGACTGTCGTTAAAGAAGTTTACGCTTCCGGCGGCGATCCGAAGGTGCTGATGGTGAACCCTGCTCACAAGCAAGTCGTGTCGGCTTTCGCTGGTATCGCTGCTCAGCGTTTCATGGCTCCCGCCAACACTCCTACGACCATCGTTGGTGCTGCTGACGTGTACATGAGCGATTTCGGCACTATCTCGGTGGTTCCTAACCGTCTGATGAATAGCACCAACGCTTGCGATGAAACCGCCTTCGTGCTCGATCCCGACATGCTGGCTGTTGCTTATCTGCGCCCATTCGAGACTATCGAACTGGCTAAGACTGGTGACGCTGAGAAGACCCAACTGTTGGCCGAACTGACTCTGGAAGTCAAGAACGAAGCCGCTCTGGGTATCATTGCTGACCTGAGCTAATCTGACGTAAGTTAGATAAGAGCCTCCCTTGGGAAACCTTGGGGGGCTTTTTTCTTTACCATTGCAATGTTAGAATTCAATCATGGAAAACCCTACATTTCGCAAATCTGTTGCTCATGGTGATGGCGGTTTGATTATTCAATCTGTTCAGGATGTTTCTGAATTGGTTGAACGAAACAAGCAAGAATTCAACAGCTACGATGAGCGAGCCAAATGGTCTGATGACTTGTATGGCAATAAAGTTGCGTCAATTCCATTCAATGCAATTGATGAACTAAACCATAAAGGCATCATGCGTGGTTTTCATGTGGTTGATAACGCTCGATTTGCTATGTGGCTTAATGACCCAGAAAATCGTGCATGGCGTACGCGCCCAGGAGTAATCTAAATGAGTTTCACAAGTTACTCTGATTTGCAGACAACTATTGCTGGTTATCTGGCACGTTCAGACCTGAAAACACAGATTCCAGATTTTATCCGTTTGGCTGAAACTCGTTTACGCCGTGATCTGCGTATTCGTCAAATGCTCAAAAGCGTGACGACTGCAACTGTGGCCGCTGATAGCACTGTTGAACTGCCAAGCGATTTTCTTGAGGTTCGTGATTTGGTGATTGATGGCAATCCTCCACAACCATTGAACTACGCAAGCCCTTCTGCTTTTAGCCGCAACACTCGTTCATGGCAATCAGGTAAGCCACTTGACTACACAGTTTTGGCAAATGATTTCCAGTTGGCTCCAATTCCTGATGGCGTATATACAGTGAAGATGCTGTATTTTGCTGCCCCTGCTTTTTTGAGTGATTCAAATACAAGCAACGTATTCTTGGCGAACACTCCTGATGCTTTGCTTTATGGCGCTTTGCTTGAGGCGGAGCCTTATCTTATGAACGACCAACGAATCAACACTTGGGGAACAATGTTTGATCGTGCTATGTCTTCAATCACGCGCTCTGACCAACAAGGTCAGTACTCAGGCGTACCGCTTGCAATCAAAACAACCCTGTGAGGTAAATCATGGCTGAAATGTCGAATTTTCTTGAGAATGCGCTGATTAACGCAACTCTCCGCAATACTTCTTACACATCTCCTGCTGCTGTGTATTTGGCGCTTTACACAAGCGATCCAACTGACGCAGACGCTGGCACTGAAGTTAGTGGCAATGCTTACGCACGTCAAGCCATCACGTTTGGCGCACCTTCTAATGGCGTTACAACCAACAGCGCGGCCATCGAGTTCCCTCAAGCCACTGGCTCTTGGGGTACTGTTGCTTACATTGGCATCCGTGATGCTTCTACGGCTGGAAACCTGCTTTTCCACACGCCTTTGGATGCCTCCAAAACCATTGCAACTGGTGACGTTTTCCGTGTCGCCATTGGTTCACTGAGCGTGACACTGGCCTGATATGGCAGATTTGCTTCCACCGTGGACGTTAGACAGTCTTGATCAGCTTAAGGCTAGTCTTGATGATCTGACGCTCACGCTGGACAGCGATCTATATAACACATCGGTTACTCTTTGGGATGCTTACGGCTCTGTTAATGCAAGTGCCTCTGTAAGCGCTGACGCTGTTCGTGTTCAGTATGCGACTGCAAGCATTACAGCTTCTGCAAGTGCCTCCATTGATGCTGTCAGAGTACAGTTTGCTGATGCAAGCGTTTCAGGTAATGCGACTGTAAGCATTGATTCCATTCGGGTTCAATACGCAGACGCAAACGTTACGGCAAGTGCCGATGTTTCGGCTCAAGCAATCCGAGTGCAAAGCGGTGGCGCAAATGTTTCTGCAAATGCGACTGTTTCTTCAACTGGCACACGAATTCAATTTGCTGACGCTGCAATTACATCAAGCGCTGATGTTCAAGCATTAGGCGGAATTGTTGCAAACGGTATTGCATCGATAGAGGCTTCTGCAACATTTGCAGGCGATGCCATACGTGTTCGTGATGCTGACGCTGACGTCTTGTGTGAAGCGACTGTAACGGCTTTGGGTGGCATTATTGCTGATGGCGCGGCATCTATTGAGGCAATTGCAAGCGTAACAGCATTGGGCAATGCCACGTTTGATGGTGTTGGTTTTGTGTTGGTTTTTGCCTCTGTTTCTTTAAGTGGCACAAATGGACAAAGTTGGAGTCAGATTGTTGAATCTGATAACACTTGGTCAAATGTTTCAAGTAACACAAATACTTGGACGGAAATAAGCGTTTCTGATAATGCTTGGTCTGATGTTGCTGGTTCAAGCAATTCATGGACGCAGCAAACAAATGGGGATAATTCATGGCAACTACAAAACTGACATTTGGCGAATGGATGCCTGATCAGCCAGGCATTTCTGGTGCGTTGACTGATGCTAAGAATGTCGTTTCTCAGGCCATTGGTTATGGCCCAATGCCAACAGCCTCTGTCTTTTCAGTAGCTGCCTCTGAAAGCCTGACAACATTGGTTGCTGGAAAAACTCCAGCAAATTCAACCAAATTATTTGCGGCTGGTTCAACAAAGATTTATGACGTTTCAGGCGTTGGCGCTCTGACAAACGTCTCAAAGTCTGGTGGTTATACGCCGAACGCAAATGCTGATCGTTTTCGCTTTACTCAATTTGGCAATGTAATTATTGGCACAAACAACAGCAATGCGATGCAAGCCTACACATTAGGTAGTTCAACTGCTTTTGCTGACCTTTCAGCTGCTGCGCCAATTTGCAAGTATTTGACTGTTGTAAGAGATTTTGTTGTTACCGCTTTTACAACAGAAAGCTCAACTGTATATGCAAATCGTGTTCGTTGGTCTGGAATAAACGATGAAACTGAATGGGGATCAAGCCAGGTAACGCAAGCTGATTATCAAGACATCCCAGATGGTGGCCAAGTTGTTGGAATCCGTGGTGGTGAATTTGGTCTTGTGTTCTTGGAAAAAGGCATTAGCCGCATGAGCTATGTCGGTACACCATTCATTTTTCAGTTTGATAATATCTCACGAGGCAAAGGCTGCATTGCGGCTGGTTCTATTGCTCAAGTTCAAGGTATCAGCTTCTTCTTGTCGGACGATGGTTTTTATCTTTGCGATGGTCAGCAAATTCAAGCCATTGGCTCTGAAAAGGTGGATCGTTGGTTTTTTACAAACGCAGATGAAGGCGCTTTTGACACAATGAGCGCTGCTGTTGATCCTGTTCGCAAATTGATCATTTGGAACTTTAAGACAATTTCTGCACAGCGTCAATTAATCATTTACAACTTCAAGACACAAAAGTGGACTTATGGAGATGCAAATTCAGATTACATTTCCGATGCTTCAACAGCGGCCGTAACTCTTGAAAATTTGGATTCAATTTCATCAAGCATTGATGCTTTGTCTGCGAGCCTAGATTCAATTCTTTACATTGGCGGAAAGTACTTTTTGGGCGGCACGTTGGGAGCTTATGTTGTGACGTATAACGGCGCTCCAGCAAGCGCAAAGATTGTTTCTGGTGACTTGGATTTGGGTGGTCGATCAATCGTCACTTTGGCTCGTCCTCAAGTGGATGGTGGCTCTGCTGATGTTGCTGTGGCTTCTCGCACCTTGTTGAACCAGGATGTGAACTTCTCGACACCTATTTCGGCTGACGAAGAAAACCGTGTTTCTTTGCGGTCAAATGGTCGATACCATCGAATTGAGGTTCAGCCAACTGGCGACAACTGGAAAACAGCCATTGCAGTAGACGTTGACATTGTTGGACAAGGTGGTCGCTAATGGCAATTATGTTTAGGACATTACCGCCTTTTGGTCACGATCCTCGGAACGTGGCTGAGGTGGTCAATGGAATCATGAATGGCAAGACCAATAATACTGGAACTGTCACGCTTGCGACTGGTAACGCTACAACGACAACCATCACTGACGAGCGTATCAGCGTAAACAGCAAGATTATTCTGATTCCGTTTTCTGATGCTGCTGAAGAAGATGCTGCGCCTTATGGTCAATTTTCAAACAATAATGACCAAACGGCTCCTAGCACTGGGACGTCTGCTGTTGTTGTATGGGATACAACAGAATTCTCAAATGGCATTTATCTTTCAAATTCAACAAGAATAAATGTAAGAAATGGTGGCGTTTATAACGTCAATTTTTCCATTCAATTACAAAATAGTACAAATGACCATCAGCACGCTGATGTTTGGTATCGAGTAAACGGAACTGATATTGCCCGTTCTGCATCAAGGTTTGGAATCCCATCAAGAAAATCTACAGGCGATCCAGCGGCAATGATTGGATACATGAGTTTGTTTCTTGATTTGAATGCTGGTGATTACATTGAAATTGCTGGCGCTGTCTCAAATACTGGTGTGACACTTGAAAATTACGCAGCAGATTCTGGTATTCCAAGACCTTCAATTCCTGCGGCAATCATTTCAGTCCAATACATCGCTCCAATGGCCTACTCTAATGTTTACGTAAGTTCACAAGGAAAAGGCACTGCGACTGTGACACATTTTGCAAATTCAACTGCTGATAAGACATATGCGTATGTTGTTATTGGCTAAACTGTATATAATCGGTTCCATCGGATCACCCGTCATGGAATCCAAAACTTCAAGGAGTTAATCATGGCGGTTACTACCACCTCATCAATTGATCCAACAATTCAACCGTTCCTTACATATGGTCTGACTGAAGCTCAGAAACTGTATGAAGGCGGTGGCCCTCAGTACTATGGTGGTCAGACTTATGTGAGTCCATCGCAGACTACACAAACGGGTCTGCAAGCTCTTGAGCAACGTGCATCACAGGGAAATCCTTTGCTTGGACAGGCTCAAGGTCAATTGCAAGGCACTATTGGTGGTCAGTATCTATCTGGCAATCCATTCTTCCAGGGTGCTTTTGCTCCTGCTGCTCAGGCTGCTACAACTCAATTCCAAAAAGCTATTGGCGACATTTCAAGCCAAGCATCTAAAGCTGGTCGTTATGGCTCTGGCGCAATGCAAAACCTTCAAGGTCAAGCATCTAACCAGTTGGCTCAACAGTTGAGCAATACTGCTGGTCAACTGGCTTATCAGAATTACGCTGATGAACGTGCTCGCCAACAGGCTGCAACGATGGCTGCTCCTGCAATGGCTCAGGCTGATTATCAAGACATCCAGAATCTGCTTACTGCTGGTCAAGCCCGTGAAGGCTACACTGGTCAACAGTTGGCCGCTGATATTGCTCGATTCAACTACGGTCAAAATGCGCCTCAGCAGAATCTGTCTACATTCTTGTCTAGCGTGTACGGTAGTACTATGGCTAACCTGCGTACTCAGACGCAGACTGGTACGGCTGATACATCTACCCTGCAAAACGTCTTGGGTACTGCTGCTACATTTGGTGGCTTGTACAAGAACCTTGGCGGCGCTTCTGGTATCGGAAACTTGTGGAATTCTGCAAGCAACTGGCTTGGTGGTGGTGGCGGCTTCCAAGCCGATCCTAATGCTTATGCCTTTGG